CGGTCCTCACGAAGAAGCCGAAATTCCTTCTGCTTGAGAACGTCAAGGCCCTCACGTCAAAGAAGTTCTTCCCGTTGTTCCAGAAATGGATGGACGAGCTTGAATCCTACGGATATACGAACTATTGGCAAGTCCTCAACGCGAAGGACTACGGAGTTCCGCAGAACAGGGAGAGGGTTTTCCTTGTCAGCATCCTGAACGGCGACGGCATCTATCATTTCCCGAAGCCGTTTGAACTGGACAAGTTCCTGATTGATGTCCTGGAGCCGGAGGACGATGAGAAATACTACGTCAGCGACCAGGCGATTCAGGGATTCCTCGCCCACAACGAGAACCACGAAAGGAAAGGTACAGGGTTCATGTGAAGGCCGAAAGACCCGTTTAGGGGGGGGGCAGGTAGCAAGCTGCCTACGGGCGAAAGCGGCTCTTGCACCTACGGACAACACTATCATAGTGTGGCAGGGTGTATCAGGGCTAACGTCTGGAAAGTAGGGCCTACGGACAATTATATCATAGACTATGCAGACTGGCGGACAAAGACTTCATAGACTGCTTAAAAGCGGCAAGGTTCCTATCAGGGGGGCGGCCTCGAACCGAAGATTATTGTTCGGATTGTCAAGGACGCGGAACAAAGCAGGGTGGATTGAGCATTTTAACCTCCGTGACGTCACCAATACGATTCACGCGCAAGTAGGAGCCGCAAGACTGAATATGGAGGTGCTAATAGCAGAGTTCTATGAAAGCGATATTACACCCGGTGAGGAATGAATACGGCAAGCGGATACGCAAGGACTACGAGAACTACAGAATCCGGCTACCGCGAAGCAGTATAAAGAGATATGAGCCGAGGGCAGATGGAATTTCAAACACCGTCACTTCAGTCCAGAAAGACAACTATTTAATCGAAAAGAATATGGATGCAAATCTGATTATGAATCTCCCTGAAGAACTGAAGGGAAAGAGGCTGAGGATAAGGAAACTCACGCCGAGGGAATGCTTCAGACTGATGGGCGTAAGGGAAAAGGAAATCAACAAGATTCAGCAGGCGAAGTTCCTGAAGAACGAGGTCGTGCCTGCCGAGAACCAGGACAATCCTGACGCCAAGCCGATAAGCAACTCCCAGCAGTACAAGATGGCTGGAAACTCGATTGTCGTTGACTGCCTGTTCTACATCTTCCGGAATCTTTTCATCGGCGAGCCGGAAGAGGACAAAACCACGCTGTTCTGATGACTGTAGAGTGGAAAACGGTGAACGGGACAGCATCGGGAGAGGTGGTGTCCAAGATGACGTACTATCAGGTGCGCCTGAAGAACGGAAAGACGATGTTTGTCGCACAAAAGGATATTGTACAGGATGATACACATAGGGATTGACCCCGGAGCCAACGGGGGAATTGCAGTGCTCGACGATTCGGGCGCTGTAATTTTTTTACGAAAAATGCCTGAGACGCCGCAGGACCTGATTGACGCGCTCCGTCGGTTCGCAGAGGATTCGTGCTGCACGCTCGAGAAGGTCGGAGGAATGCCAGGCAACGGAGGTATGGCGATGTTCAACTTCGGAAAGGGCTACGGACATCTGGAAATGGCGCTTCTGTCGCTGAAGATACCTACGGAGACCGTCACTCCTCAGAAGTGGGAAAAGACGTACCAGTTGGGTTCATCAAGGGGCGTCAAGAAGACCGAATGGAAGAACAGGCTGAAGGCTAAAGCGCAGCAGCTGTTCCCCGGAGAAAGGATAACGCTTGCCGTATGCGATGCTCTGTTGATAGCGGAATACGGCAGAAGAAACAGAAAATAATCAAACAATTCAATTAACGATTCAATTATGGAAACAAACAAGGAAACGAGTATGATTTACTCCGATGAGATTCTTTATGCAGTCCTGAAGGACGGAACTGTAGTCAGCAATGTAAGAGAGGTCGTAGAAGGCAAAGACTGGATGGATAAGATGCCTATTTTAGAGAAATTGTTCTGCTCGAACCTGGATCTCTTAAAGGATATAAAAGACTACCCTAAACCTATCAGCCAACGTGCCTTTCTCTTGGTGTCATTGACTTCGTTGTCGGCTCAAGGCAGATGTAAAGCGGAATTGAAAACAGTCCTTGATGAGTTGACCGCCAAATTAGAGGCAGAAGATCGCAAGAAAGATGAAACCGACAGCAGTCATGGAGACGATGACAAGTAAACCGAAAATAACGAAAGAACAGGCCAAGGAGAACCTCAAGGCATTCCGCAAGGAACTCAAGGAAAAGGCCTGGAACCGGGTCGCCAACTCTAAGATTCCCGACCTCGTGAGGATGGGAATGCTGATGTCCAATGCGCTTGCGCTGCTTTCCTCCCAGATAGACGCGAGGATCAGGGCAGAGCTGAGGGCTGAAGGGATGCAGGCGAAGACAAACGGAGGAGATGGAGACATCATCTGCGGCCTGAAGAACTACGCGGAAAAGAGCAAGGCTGCCGCCTACTGGTTCGAGCGGGACCTTCAGCCGTTCATCAACAACTGCACCTTCGGCAGTTATGGCGTCAAGGCCTATGACGATTTCAACCACAGCTCGAGCGAGGTCATCCAACTGATAATGCTCTGCATTGACAGAGGGGAAGTTGACGGAGGGATGGAAAAGATTTTCAGGGCACTGCACAGGCTGAAGAAGGGAACGAGGTTCTCGGACGAGGACATTGCAAGGTTTGATTTTAAGGAATAAAAAAATGAAAGTAAGAATCAAAAAACTTAATGACAACGCTGTGATGCCGACAAAGGCACACGCGACAGACTTTGGCTACGATGTCGTGGCAACATCAAGAGAGGAGATTGCTCCTAATGTCTGGAAATATGGGATAGGACTTGCGTTTGAATTGGAGCCGACGTCGATGTCTTACAATATCGCAATTTCCTTTCGTCCGAGAAGCAGCATATACAAGACAGGTCTTGTGCTTTCAAACTGCATAGGAACCATCGACAAGGACTATCGCGGAGAAGTTTCGGCAATCTTCTACAAGGTCGCGGAAGGTGAGATTTACGAGGTCGGAGACAGAATCGGGCAGATACACCTCAGCCTTGAAGGTTTAATGGAGTTTGAGTGGGCGGACAGCCTTTCAGATACAGAAAGAGGAACTGGCGGATATGGCTCAACAGGGAGGTAGTCATAAAGTTTGAGGCTACATTCTCGGAACACGGCAGGGTTATGACCAGAACCTACGACAAGCCGGACGCAACCAAAGAGGACGTGATTGAATGGTTCGGGTTGCGTGAAAGTGATATAGACTGGTTTACAATTAAACAAATTAACGAAAAGGATTAAATTATGAAATACGATGAACTAATGGTCGGCGACTGGATTGTCGAAAGTCACGGATTCCCCGTGCAAGTGGTGTCCGTCGGCCAAAATTACCTCTATGCTAACTACGAGGGTAGCGGGTTCACAATCGTGGAGTTTAACGACATGGACAACAAACTCTATCCGATTCTCCTGACGGACGAGTTCTTCGAGAAAAACGACTTCAACAAGAAAATCCTCTATTGGTCTAAAGGTAATTTTCTCACCGAGATAGACGGGAACAACGGTTACAACATCTCAATTAAATTCTTTCCGCCTCCGTCCGGACCGGACGCTAACGTTCACTATGTGCACGAATTGCAGCAACTCTTGAGGCTTGGAGGATATATAGAAATAGCAAACAACGTGAAACTATGACAAACAAAGAACTGCAAGACAAACTGCGGAAGTTCCCTGACGACATGGAAGTCAAGATTGAACTGGATGAGTATTTCTATGCGAAATGCGCATCGCCGTACAAGGTTCAGCGGCTGCCGATTGGCGAGGAATTTATCGCGATAGGAGAATTTGGAAAATTATAAATCATTATGGCAAGAATCATTTACAAGGAAGGCTGTGATGGCCAGAACATACTCGAAAGCATCGAAGGTATCGAAATAGACCTGCTCAACGGCCAGAAGGCGCTCATCTATCCGAGGTATTCGAAAGAGGTGATGCTTCCGGCTGATAAGATAGAGTCTTGGACTGCAAAAAGTATCAGCGAGATTGAGGCTCTGAAGAAGAAGGACAATGCCTGGACAACCGGAGCGCTCTTGAAGTGCGGAAGTCCTGCGGCACAATATGTCAGCAATTTCCACTCTGACAAGTACGGCCTCTTCGGATTGCCTACCCTGCTGGCGGCAATGGAAATTCAAGACCAGAAGTTCGACATCGATGCTCTGGCAATCACTATCAAGGGAACCAACTTGCTTGGCAACTTCACCAGCAGCGTTTGGTCTTGTTCCCGGTACAGCGAGAACGGCGGTTGGATTGCGTATGGCAACGTCGGTTTTGCCAGCTACGACGGCTTGTACGCCGCGTACCTGGCTGTTCCGGTCATTCTTTACTAACAACGGCGGGGCGCTTGCCCTGCCTTAAAATCGAAAATTATCATGACAGCTTGTGATTTTTGTATGTATCGCGGTGAAACTATGTGTATGGCGGGACAGGATCTCGCAAACAAAAACTTATGCGACAGAATCAGGCTCTTCAATACTGGCAAGAGGATAGCCAATGAACGTGCACTTGCTCTCTACGAGCAAGAACTGCGGCAGTTCAAGCGGCTGCTAAATTCGGTGTCGAAAGACGGAACTGGCGGAGAGTTAATATCAGTGGGCGGCAGACTTGCCGCATTCAAAAAAGCATTGGAAGATGATAAATAAAACTCAAATGGAAACAATTTGCATTCTTGTAATTGTAACGAATGTAATAGCTGCTGTGACTCGTATGATAAGCAAGGACTGGCTGAATGTCCTTAATCATATAGTAATAGCATTATCATGGGTTATAATACTTAAACACGAATCGGACAATTATCATGATGAAGTATAGAGTAATTAAGGCCGTCAACGGCTACGGAGAAACAATCTACGTCCCGCAATACAGGAGATTCCTTATGTGGCGGAATATGGGCAGAAAATATGACGACTTCACAAGCGCAATCGCATACGTCAGGGAGAACGGCATCTGCAAGAAGGAAGAAGTGATTTTTGAAATATAAAAATATGGAAATGGAAATGGAAATGGAAATGGAAACACAAGAACGGATGGTGTATCGCTACAAGTGCAAGCATTTCTCCTACGAGAACTGCATGAAGAAGTCAGGATATTACGGCGGCATACACCTGCTTATGGGGTGTGACGGAGACTGCCGGAGAATGAAGAATTACGACAAAAAAGTCAAAAAAGAAAAAGAGAAAAAATGAAAGAAAAAATAATTGCCTACAAAGGTTTTAATAAAGACCTTACTTGTAAAGGTTTTCAGTATGAAGTTGGGAAAGAATACACAGAAGAAAAAGTGTCAATTTGCAATAGTGGATTCCATGCTTGCGAGAACCCGTTTGATGTTCTTGACTTCTATGGAGATGCTCTTAACAATAGGTTTTGCAAGGTTGAGCAGTCAGGGTTAATTAAAAAGGACAATAAGAAGCAGGTGTCCTCAAAAATCAAGGTTGTAGCAGAAATTGGTTTTGCTGGATTGTTCAAAGCTGGTGTAGAGTGGATTAAGGAAATCACTAATCCAACGCATGTCATTAAAGAAACTTTGGGTAATAATGATAAAAATAAGATAGGTTCAAGCGGATATTCTGCAAAGATAGGTTCAAGCGGAGATTATGCAAAGATAGGTTCAAGCGGATATTCTGCACAGATAGGTTCAAGCGGAGATTATGCAAAGATAGGTTCAAGCGGAGATTATGCAAAGATAGGTTCAAGCGGAGATTCTGCAAAGATAGGTTCAAGCGGAGATTCTGCAAAGATAGGTTCAAGCGGATATTCTGCAAAGATAGGTTCAAGCGGATATTCTGCACAGATAGGTTCAAGCGGAGATTCTGCACAGATAGGTTCAAGCGGATATTCTGCAAAGATAGATAGCACCGGAGAGGATAGTGTTATATGTTGTGCAGGTAACAATTCCGCCGTAAGAGCAAAGAAAGGTTCCTGGATTACCCTTTCAGAGTGGAGATATTCAGAAGAAAAGAAAAGGACCGTTCCTGTTTTTGTAAAAACCGAGTATGTGGACGGAGAGAAGATAAAGGAGGACACTTGGTATAAACTTAAAAATGGGAATTTTGTAGAAGTCTTAAAATAGAGTGGGAGGAGTAATTATGAACGAATTATATTGGATTAGTGTTATTGGAAAACTGAACACAGCGTTTTGGGTGGGCGTCGGAGCCAGTCTTGCTATTCTCTTTGTCGCAAGCTTGGTTCTTTTTATAGATGGATCTTGTGAGGAAGATGAAGATAGAGAACGCCTATCAAAGACGTGTAAACGTTGTACGATCATTGCGTTGATTTGTGCCTTATGTGCAATCGCGACTCCCAGCACAAAAGAGTTGTATCTTATCTACGGAGCGGGAACCATTGTAGATTATTGCAAAGGTGATTCTAAAGCCAAAGAAATCCCAGATAAGGCTATTGAGGCACTCGACAGATATTTGGATAGTATTAAAGAGAATGAAAAAGGCGAATAGTTATGAATGAGGATATTAACATTTGCGAAATCCTGAAGGATTGCAAGGCTGGCACCAAACTTTATTCACCTGTATTCGGAAAGGTGGAACTGGTAAAACTTTATCCCGGCAAGTTCTGGTGCATTGAAACGAATAACGCCTGTTTATATACGAAAGACGGGAAGATTGCTATACACGACGGTGTAGGTAAATTGTCAGATGATTGTTTGTTGTTTCCGTCAAAGAGCCAACGTGACTGGAGAGACACCCATTTGTTTGACAAAAACAGACTTAGCCACTCAAAGGTGCTGGCTATTGTATATAAAACTGACTTGGAGCAATGCTTGGTGCGGAACAGAGGAGACGTGTGGCATTACGCCGAGGGTCTGCATAGTTTCGTTTCTTGCGATGGCGCAAGAAATTATGTTGACCAGTTGTTTGAGAATCAAGCCCCGACAAGCAAACATGAAAGCAATGAATGTTACGAACAGGTAATCCCTTGCAATGACGATACGAAAAGTCTCATAGGGACTGCTGATGATTGTGCCGAATACTATAAATGGTGGGAGGAGTAGTATGAAAAAATATAGTACAACTGAAATCGAAGACATTGCATTGCGATACGCTTATAAAAAGAAGTCCCTAACACAAAAGAATGTAGAATGTTTTATAGCGGGATTTGAAACAGCAATCGATAAATGTCAAGAGGATTTACAAGAAGTTATACAATCTTTGGCTAATAGTGAGAAAAATTTTAAAGAAAAATATGATTATGATTTAGGCATGAGTGGATACCTGTATTCGCGTCCTAATGATTATGACGAAACTGTAAGTAATCATGATAAATTATATAAGGCTTTACAGAATCTTGCCGATGTCTTGAAAGAAACAGGAATCAAACGTGAAATATAATTATGGACGCAAATACTATTGAAGCATTCAATAGATACTTGGATAGTATTTCAGAAAACAAAAAAGACGAATAATATGTCAATAGAAGAAAGGGCAACTAAATATTCAATAGAAATATACGGGTTGGAGGATGCTTATAAGTCATCAATTACAAACGGACTTATTGCAGCTCGGGGATACAAGAGAGGTGCGGAGGATGAGAGGAGGATTCTTACTAACAAGGCATGGAAATATCTAACCGGGAAGTTGAAACCCGCAGTGCTTGGCACGAATGGATTGGTTGTACTTGAAGGCGGTATCAATGAAGAAGAATTTAAGAAACTAATGATGGAGGAATAAATTATGCCGAAAATAATTTTAACACGCGGGATTCAAGGTTCAGGTAAATCCACCTGGGCCAAGAAATGGGTCGAAGAAGACCCTACGCATAGAGTCCGTTGGAACAATGATGATTTCCGTAGAATGTTGGGATCTTATTGGGTGCCAGAAAGAGAGTATCTTGTTTCAGAATCAAGGCTTTGGTTTCTCAGTAGGGCGATGCTCTTTGGATATGATATTGTTATAGATAATATGAATCTTAATGATTGGAATTGGAATGATGTTCAAAGAAAAATAGACAACTTTAACCATAGTGTTTTTGGTCTAAAGCCTAAAAAACGTTACACTCTCGAATTTAAGGACTTCTTTGATGTCTCATTGGAGGAATGTATCGAACGAGATTCAAAAAGGGAGAATCCGATTGGTGATAAAGTCATCACGAAAACTTACGATAAGTATAAGGATATAATTAAAATACTGAAGAAGTCATGAAATTTAATATACCAAAAAAGATGACGGTCGGAGGTGTTGACTACGTTGTCAACATTAAAGATGTTCTGAATTATTCTGGGGATTTCGGCTTTTGGCAGCCGCAGGGCACGATAGACATAGCGAGAGGAATAGAGGGTGATAGGGTACCCGAATCGAGGATGCGGACAACGTTCTGGCACGAATTGACACACGCGATTCTGGACAGGATGGGAAGAACCGACCTTAACGATAGTGAAGAATTTGTAAACACGTTTTCCGCGTTTTTGTCTGGAGCGATAGACACGATGGAGGAATGATTATGCGCATGATTCTTGGAATAATAAATCTTGTAGCCGGATTTTGCTGTCTAAACTGCGCGTTTTCAATACGCTATGGTAAGTCGTTAAAAAATAACATTATTATATGGACTATGGTTATTTTGGGTAGCCTTAACTTTGGATTAGCATTTGTCCAATTTATTAGACACTCTAATAAGCCAAAACAATATCCTGCATCAGAATATCATCTGTCAATCAAGACCACAACGATAGATAATCAAACGGACACAACTTATGTGATAACTAAAATCAAGTAGAAATATGGTAAACGTAAAAGAACTGATGATTGGCGATTATGTCGATGTTGACGAGGTTGATTCTAAGCCTGTGATTGGTATCGTTAAGGAAATTTTCACTGACCCGACAGGGTATCTTATAGTTATTGAAAAAGGTGAAGATATTGATTGTTTTTGCGAAGATGAGATTCTGCCGATAGTGCTGTCAAAAGATTTTTTCCTGAAAAACGGGTTCAAAGAACTATGTAGGACAGAATATAGTACAAGGTTGTATAATTCAGACTTATATTTACGTGTGAAGATTACATCGGAAAATCGTTTCACGTGTAACAATATAGGTGTTAACTATGTCCATGAATTTCAGCATTACTTGCGTCTGGTGAATTTGTTCGATTATGCAAACAACTTAAAAATATAGAATATGGCGGCTGAAAATTATGACATCGTATGCGGATGGCAGAATGCATACATCGCAAAACACACAAAAGCCAATAAAATGTCAGATGACCGTAAAGTGATTACTGATGGAGAAATCATGATGCTTATTGATTTTGCATTGGAAAAATTTCTTTTGGATAACGACATGGAGAAAGGCGGATTTGGATTTCAGTCACAACGGAAAGACGGGTACAAGGTTAAAGTCGAATTGGTAAAAGATTAAGAAAATATGGCAGAGATAGTTTACAAAGAGGGATGCGAGGGGCAAAATAGGCTTAATGCAATCGAGGGTATCAAGATAGAATTTGACGGAGGTGAAACGTTGATATTCCCGAAATACGCAAAGCATGTGATATTAAACAAGAATTTCGATTTGGAGGATTGGGATTCAGACGAAATGACGATAGAGGAAGCGATGGAAAGCGATGGAGGTGCGGAGAATGAGGAACTTTACCGAATCAATAGTCCGGCAGAAATATTTGTCTGTCAGTTTCAGACATTCAAATGGGGCATGAGAGATTTGCCGAATTTGGCGATAGCGATGGAGATAGTCAGACAAATGCGAGAGATTGACAGACAGGCGGAGAAAATTGTAGGAGCGGACTTGTTGAGGGAAAATCGTGGCGGTATCTGGTCTTGCGCTCGTGCATCTGGAGACAGTTGCTATATTGTACTATTTGAGAAGAGAATCTTTCCGGATATTGTATGTGACGAACACGTATGCGTCCCTTGCGTATTGAATTATACCGAATAGTATGTTAAGCAAGGCTCTATTTTCAAGCAACAGGATGGACTGGACAACGCCGCAGGACTTCTTCGACGAGCTGGACAAGGAGTTTCACTTTACGCTGGACCCTTGCGCCCTGCCTGAAACGGCGAAGTGCAAGGCTTTCTTCACGCCGGATGATGACGGACTTAAACAGTCTTGGGCGGGGCAGAGAGTATTCTGCAATCCTCCATACGGCAGAGAGGTAGGCAAGTGGGTGAAGAAATGCTACGACGAGAGTATGAACGGCGCTGTCATAGCCCTGTTGATTCCCGCAAGGACGGACACCAGATACTTCCACGAATACATTTATCACAAATGTACTGAAATAAGATTCATCAGGGGCAGATTGAAATTCGGCGGCTCGAATCAGTCCGCCCCTTTTCCTTCAATGTTAGTCATATACAATGAAACTATCGGAAATACTCAGGAAACTCGAGGACCTCAAAGTCCGCAGGAACAGTTACATCTATGACACGTTTCTGGATATGTGCGGACTTCCCTGCAACCGCTCGCTCTACGACAGACGGACAGGACTTGTCTCACCGACCACACCAGGAGGGAAAAACCTCAACGAGGCGATGCTCTATGCAATCAAGAAGACTGGAGTCAAGGCGCGTGCCTTTCACATAGGGAGAAAGCCGTCAGACCTCAGAATCCAATTCGACCACATCGAGGCTGATTTGACCATAGACGAAATAAAATCTCAAATTTATTTGCAATTAGATAAATAAACATTACAATTGCGACAGAGATTAAACGTCCGGACTACGGTCAACAGTCCTGGTGATTTGCTTCAGAACTAATCATCATCACGTATGTGAGTGCTTCACGCACGCATACGTCATTCAAGGCGGGGGAAACCTCGCCTTTTTTTTGTTTACAGACCGAAATACTTCCTCACGGAAAATACCCTGTCCTCATCCTCGAGCCTTGCGACTGCGAGTTCGGCGCATACGCGGAGTTCCTGTTCTGACGTCGCGTAGTTCCGCAGGACACCCCACTCGTCAGACCAGACCATATTGAGGACGGCAAGGAAAGCCCATTTGTTGTATTCCCCTGCCTTCTCGTATTCGATGCCCAGTGCGGATACTGCCCTGAATGCGGCATCGGCATCTTCCCAATGCGGCCCCCTGGATCCGTCGAAATTCACGAATTTCGTCATTATGGAATTTGCCTCCTCCTCGGACAGGTAGTTCCGGAACCTGACCATATCCTCGCATTCGTCGGCGATGATGCCGCACCGCTCGTCGTTCATTTCGCCGACCATCTTCAGGACGATGGCCTGCCCTGTTTCAGTATCTATGTTCTCGCGTAGGATAGATATGAATCTTGTTGCTATATCGTTCATGTCGTAGTGTTTGTTTTGAGGCATTGAGGACACGCGCCGAACTTCGGCACAGGCCTGTATTGTATCGTCTTGACCTGCGGGGAAGGCGGCTTCAGTTCAGTCCTTTCTGCCTGTTGTTTGTTCTTTGCCATAACTTTTCATATAATTTCGCGGCCCTGAAAAGCAAAAGGCCGAACCAGTCAGTGAAATACGCCAGAATGATTGCCGTTCCGAAGGCGATGACCGCGTGGACTCCCTCAAGGAGCAGCACGCAAAGCACCGCCCAGAATACGGAACAACGCGAACACCCTGCTATTTCCCGTGCCGTTTCGGCCACTCTTTCGACAAGGCCAAGATGATGCGCCAGCGCGACCGACAAGGCCGCTACGAGCGCGATTGCAGCCCAGTCCATAGCGTTACGCCACCGTCAGCGCAAGAGGCGTCTCAGACACGAACACGCGGCCGCAGACCTTGCAAGGTTGTGCGGATATTGCGTTCGTCGTTGTCCCTGACGTGACTGACACGGAAGTCGGTGCCGCCGTTGAAGCGAACGGAATGGTGAAGTTCTGGTTCACAGGTTCCGTCTTCGCACAGCAGTTCGTTCCGCATGGGTCGTAGGTGACAAGCCCCTGTATGTTGATTGTCGCCACGTACTGTCCGGTCCCGACTGCGGAAATCCCCACTACGGAGAATTTCGGCGCGAACACCGGAGGCGTAGCGGCACAGCATGGAGCGCACAGCGACTTCGTGAGGTTCGCCATGAAGTAGTATGGAGACGCAGCCGAACCCGCTGCAAGGGTCGTTGTTATGATTGCATTTTTCGCCATAGCATTATTCTTTTACTTGGTTACCGGAGAATGGAGTGTCCGTCCCGTCCGGCGCGGTTGACGGCAGTATCGCCGATTTCAGTTCGGCGATGCTCTCAAGCAGAACAGCAATGTCCTTTGAGACCTCGACCACGTTGTTGTTCGTGACCTCAAGACCATAGAGAATCTGCTCGAAGATGTTTTTGCTTTTAGGTGTTTCGCTCATCGTAGGAATTGGGTTATAAGGAGGTTATGGCCGAACCGTCTTACCGCTTCCGTGATCCTGGTCGCGGAGACCAGCACTCCCTTGCCGTATTGCGCCGCCGTGAAGTCGTGGAGAACCTTTTCGAGTTCCCTGACCTCCTGCTCGCTTTCAGCATAGACGTAGAACTGTGCCTTGTATGGTTTCATCAGATGTCTGGTATTGGAGGGGCTGACGGTGGCGTAGCCGCTGCCGTTCCACCCCTGAGTCCCTTAATCAGCTGGTAGCCCTGCACGAGTTCGTCCCTATGCTCCTGCACCCATCCGAATATGTCCTCCGCCCCCTGCTTTATCATTCCGAAGGTGGTAGGCCTTTCGGGATCGACATCCGGAAGCTGCATATCCCCGGCTATGAAATCATACAGTTCCGTAGCCGTCTTTACGTCATTTCCGCAGGCCGCCAGACAGGTAAGCTTGAGCGACAGTTTTGAAGTCGGCTGTAGCATAGACAGATCGATGCGTGGTTTATTGAAGAACTGGGCCATAACCTCACAGCGTTAACTTCCGCAAGAGCAGGTGTCGCATCCGCAAGGCTGCGGAGCCGAATACCTCTGCACGCGCAGGAAACTCTCCTGACCGATTGCGCTGTTGAGCGCGTTTCCGCTGTTGTTCAGTGCCGTAGCCAATGCGAGGGCATCAGCGACTGCGCCTGAAACGCTTGTGGAAGCGGCGACCGGCGTGTTGCTCACGTCCACATAGTTGCGGATGCTCGGTGCGTTAGCCGCCTGCCAAGCCTCACGTGACGCACGCTCGTTGGCCATGTGTCCATTGAGTGCTGCCAATGCGGTTGTAACGCCTGCAAGTCCTTGAGTGGCCCCTGCCGCTCTCGCCTCTGAAGCCTTGTTCATCCCCCAAAGTCCGGCGATCGCAAAGAGCAATGCACCTCCGCCAAGTCCGGCTGCCAAGCCGATACCTGTTGCGGCCATACCCTTTGAACCTCTGTGGCGACAGTCATCTCTCCTGTCAAGGATATAAGGTAACATATTATCGTCCATAATTTCGATAGTTTTAATGTTATTCCGCCTCTTTTGCCTTCGGCGGTCTTGGCACGTGTACATCGTACCACAAACATATAACTATTCTCTTTGATTGTCAGACGGTTGTTTCCGCACAATGTGTCTATTGCTTCCGCATTGTTTCCCTTTTTATGCCATCCATTTTGCGGCGAGCTTCTGGCATACCAGACGCAGCCCTGACGAGTTCGCAAGGCGCGTCTCGAATCCCGACATTGCGCTTCTGACTGCACGTTGCGTCATCCCCATCCTTTCGGCTATCATTGCAGGATAGAAGCCGTTTCCGAGAAGAAGAAAGATGACGAGATAACGCGCGTCCACGACCTCCTCCTTGCGTTCTGAAGACAATATCCGGTCACTGTCTATTTCCGCCTCCGAGGAGACGTCTGCAAGTATTCCGGCGAAAATTTCCGATTTTCTCATACGTTTGTTAAATTTTTTGTTTAACTTTCGCCTCAGCCAGACTTGATAAGATACCACATAACCCACAAGCACAAACATGAGGCATTAAACTTTGCCCCTGTAAATGTGCCTGTGGGTTTTCTTATTGAGCTGGTTACTTATTAGAATCTTGCAGTTGCAAGTCAGGGGCATTTTTTGCCCTCTCTGCGTCAAATCCGCAGGAACAGCGACAGCAGCCTCCTCCGGTTCCTCCACACCAAATATCCGCCGATAATTGCCGCGAGAATCCAGAAGCCGCGAAGCCTGAAGCGCTGCCAAGCCGTAAGTTCCTTCTCGATATAGACCTTTTCCTTTTCGACTTCAGACTTCGAATTAGTCGTGACGCTGTCCTTCTTCTCGATAGTGGACTTGGAGAGAACAGGTATCTTTGCCGCCTTGGTCTCCAGCGTGTGGTGAAGCATACCAGCCTCGACCCTTGCCTCCGACACGGCATAGTCATTCTCGAGGCGCGATGTCGTGTCCTGTGTAACTATGCGCTCCACTTGCCTCGGCAGCTCGACATAGATTGTGTCTATGTGCTCTATTCGCTCCGTCCTGACTTCCACCTTGGTGCTGTCGTGTGTCTCGATACTGGTTACTGCATGTCGTGAACTGCCGCAGGATGTCACGAGCACGGCAAGCAGCGCAAATGTCACCAGTCCGGAAAGAAATGACACTAGTTGTATTTTCATTGCCTTCTAATTTAAATCAGTCCGCGGCCTCGATACCTCCACCCGTAGCCGCACATATTAGCATCCTTCTCATACCTTTTCTCCCTTATAGCGCCAGTTGTAGCAAATCTGCCCTCTTTGTTCGCCATTCAGCCTGTGACTGAAATGGACAAACGTAGGATAGAGTATCATCTGGTCGAAAGGCAGCCCCAACTTCACAGCAAGCCTTGCGAGCTTCACCGGTTCACCTGCCGCTATGTCTGCCGCTTCGCCTTTCACGTGCTGGCTCGTAGGCACTCCACCCACGGCCGCATTGAGCGCCTTGCACCTGTATCCGGAATTGACTTTCAACGGCTTGGCCCACGCATCGCGCAGCGGCTGCAATACGCTTTCCGTCAATGCCAGGATGCTGTCGCGTACCTCGAAGGAAGTGATGACATTGCAGATGTGCTTTGCGTCCGCAACTTCACTCCTCTCGAACTCCCGATAACTGAAGTCTTTGCTTATCGTTCCCATCTCATTCTCCTTTGATGTCGTGCTTCGGCTGTTCCTTAATCATCTCGATAATCCTGTGCGCCTTTTCGCTATCCACGCACGAGATAATCTCCTGAACCGCATCCACCACTCTGCCTGCCGCGCTCTTCTTTTTCTTGGAGTTCTCGATAACTGAACGCCCCTCGATAAGCAGTACGCCTAAAGTCGCTAAAATCGCACAATAAGGCAGGCTATACCACGTAAACACAGCTCCGAGTATGTCAATGAGCAGGAAGAAATATACTATCCTCAGATAGTCTATAATCTTCCTCACAGTCTTGCGCAAACCGTGACTCATTATCTTTTCCCTGTTCGTTTTTGCCGCGTCTATCCCGGTCCACATATCAATCAGCGCAGCAGCGCAGACAAGCACGCAGAGCAGGAAGGCTATCATTATCCCTCGACTCAATCCATCTGGGAGATTGAGCGTTGTGATTATCTCATCCATACTTTTTCCTCCTTGTCTTCCGGTTCCTCCTTGTCAAGTTTCTCCAGCTCCGCCTGTGCGGCATTGATGTCATTCCGCTCCTGCTGTCTCTTTACGAGGACTTCCGCATACTCCTCCGGAGTAGCCGCACCCTCCGCTATCTTGGCTGCAACGTAGTCGGTTTCCTTGAGTTTCGCCTCCCTGTCCAAAATAAGGGAGAACAGGACATTCTTTCTGTCCTCGATTTCTTGTCTTGTCATATCGTGTGATTTTCAGAATTATACATCATTATCGGGAAGTTTCAAAAGCACGAGCGGAACAGCCAGGTACGAGTCGTCCATATAGCTGTAGTAGGCAAAACCGCCGCTGCCATTCACAATCCAAATGATGTTCTTGTCGTACCGGGAACAAGACCAAATGCTGCTGTTATTACCGAGATCGGGAGCGCCTATTGCCGCGAGAGCCGCATTGACCTTGTCCGCGAATTTGTCCGGTGTCGTCGGATAACGCAACTGGCCTACGATGCTGATTATGCGTGATATCTTGCCGATTACCCATTCGCCGCGTTTGAGCAGTTCGTGGCCGAAACCACGCTCAGCCGCCAATCTCGCTACTGGGCTGACATACTTTTCCTCGCCGTCTTGTCCGACATACTTGAGACTGGCCAAATAGTAGGTGTTCTGCTTCTCTGTTCCGTATGTTGTGTCGTCAAATATCCCATACTCCGACGGAAGCACAGGAAGAAAACTCTGCATAAACTTGAGCCATCCTTCCTCGCCCTCACCATAGATTCCTCGCAGGTATGCGCAGTGGTCGCTTTGATATTTTGACTGGCCGAGATAACCAGGCAGGCATATCGGATATTTCAACTTAGCAGTAGTGACGTCTGTGTCCGGATTATAAGACGTAGCACTGTTGTTGTCCGTCCTGAAGAATTTCAATGCCCGAGGCATATTGGTTATAGCTCCTTCACCGTTTCTTTGGCCATTCATTCTGAACATTCTTAACGTGGACTTCCACTGCGGAGCAGTCGCTGAGACAATAGAGAAACCGGACTTGACCGTGTTATACGTAGCCTGCTGCCAGGTCGTGTACTTGAAATGCAGAAGAACATCGCCATTGGTGTCTGCTATCGCTACCCAGTCTTGTGCGATGAACGGCTCGTTTGACTTGAAATAGGCATTGAGCTGCGATACCAGGGCGACGATATTGTCCGCTTTGTACGTAATCGTGTAGTCCTGATTGGCTGCCCAATTGTCAGAAGCACTTCTGATGCTCAGAACTCCCGTGTGCTCTGCTCCGTCAAGCGTATAACCAGACAACTTGAAGTAGTATCTGGTGGACAATGCGGCACCAGCGAACTGCTGGCTCATTACGGTCACTTCACCTCTGAAGTCCGGATGATCCACACCGATGGCTACGATTCCGAAGATTTCGTAACTTTCCGGAAATGTCGTCTTGTTGAACGTGCTCGTGGCGATGAAGCGGATAGACTTCTTGTCGTCGAGGTATGCTATGCTGCCAGTCGTGGCGGAATCTATGCCGACAATGACGTTGCGCCCGTCAAACTTGCACGCGTTGCTCTCTCCGACGAGGGATACCCGACTCTCAGCGTCCTGCACAGCGGCAAGGTAGGCCGCCTCCGTATCAAAATATCTTATCATAATTCAATCATTTAAGCCTGTTTCCAATCACTTACATTTTCGTTCCCCGTCGCATAGTAGAAGCCGCCGGAAGGCGCGTCAAGGTTGATGTACTGCTGCCCCACGAAGGCGGGAATCCCGTCCCACGGAAGCCCCGCAGGGAGGTTGTCCGGCACGTTTGCCTCCGCAGGGACTCCGTGCGCCACCATCACGAGCGGATAGCGTGCCCGCGTGATTTCGTTCACGTCGATGACTCCGGCAGTCGCATTGCCGAGGTACGGCTTTCCGCCTTCAAGTGCGTCAATTCTTGCAGCGAGGCTGACTATCGTTTCCGCCAGCACCCTGTTGTCCGTTGTCCTGCCTGTCTTGAGAGCTTCGATGTCATTCGCTGCATTCTTCGCGACCGACGCGTCCGCGAAGAAAATCCACCCTTCACCGAGCTGCACCTTGCCTGAAGCGTCAATCGTCGCCGGAGGCGTAGTGGTAGAATCGACTACGCACTGGAAGGCGGAGCCGTAACGTGTCACTATGTTGTCTTTGTAATAAGTCGCCCCGTCGGTGTATTCGTGCCTCGACACCGGCACTCGGCCAATCGTCTTGTTTTCTTTTGCCATATCGTTTGATTTTATTTGCCCTTTTATATATCCCGTATAATGCTGATAACACCCGTTTCCGCGTCCACGACAATCTCCATCGAAGCGGCTTTCTCCGCCGCTATTGCCGCATTATCCGCCCTTGTCGCGGCCTTTGTCGCGTTGTCCGTCGCTGTCTCTGATTCAGTCTTTAGGCGTGTGAACTCTGTCACACGTGCTGATTCGGCCTTTTTCCGTTCCGATTCTGCCGCTTTTCGTGCGTTTTCCGCGAAATTCCGTGCGTTTTCGTTCAGTTTACGGCCGTCTTCGGCCATTGCCCGTTCCGTCTCCGCAGATTCGCGTTCCTTTTCTGCCTTTACCCTTTCAGCCTCCGCCCGAGAAACGCTGTCCGCAATGCTTGTCGCAGGCTCACGGAGCCAGTCCATAAAGTCGGAGACCGTTCCGGTATATCCCTGCTTCAGCCAAATCTCATAGGCGGAATCGCCCTTGACGCCGAACTGGATGTTGGATTCCAGACTCACGACAGCAGCCCCGTTGAGGGTGTTGTCGTTGTCGTCCTCCATACAGGTCGTAGAGACGAGCGTGAATCCGGCGCAGGAATCGACCAGCGTCTGTCCTTCCTTGCCCTTGTTCTCCCACAGCGTCACCCAGTAGTCTCCGAGGGACTTGTGCGATGTCCCCGGAAAGTCAGCCGTCAGGAGATTGCCCTCGACGGAGTAGGGGAAAGAAACCCTCTCGAACTTGTTGACAATCTCGAACGTGAGGTCCCTGCCCTCAAGCGGCAAGGCCTCCTTGTTCGTCAAGACCTTCCATTGTATCTTCAGGTCCTTATATATTCTAATCCTCTGCATATCGTTATTGTGTTTATTATTCTGACGTATATTCCAGCTGAGGCGTACCATTCAGCAATACCCATCGTCCCTCGATGTTGACCAGCTGCATAATGCCTCCGTACTTGGATGTAATCATCTTCGCGTGATACGGATTGACGAAACCGTCACTCGTCAATGTTGACTTGTTCGGGCAATAAATGCTGCCGTGTATATTCACATCTCCATCCATGCGAGTCAGTTTTGGATTCCAGAACAGATTTAGGAACTTTCCGTGGAATTTTTTATTATTCACTGGCAGCGTAAAGTCACAAGATGACATCACCCCGTGTAGCATTATATTAGTAGGGTCTGTGACCTTCAGCGTGTATGTGCCTTCCCTCTGCTCGAAAGAGAGCGTCAGACTGTCTGCCGTAATGTTCCCGGAGAATCCTCCCGAGAGGAGCATCTTTCCATTGACGCCATCGAGCCAAGTAGCGCCATTGACGGATTCAAGGCGTCCGTTGCGGAAAATGAACCCGCCGATATTCGCGCCCTCTGAGAAAAGGAAATTAAGCGTAAGCACTCCGTCTATGTACTTGAGTTTCTCACCCAACTGCATATTTCCGTTCTGGAGGTCTATGTAACTTCCTCCGCTCGCGCTCCTGATCCTGTCGGTCGTTATCTGCCCTGGCAGCACCTCGCTGTATCCGTGGAGTTTCGCGAAAGACCTGTCTCCGTCATACTCGGAACTCAAGATGCCTACAAGAAGATAATAGTATCCGGCCTCTTCCGTCATTGAGTGCGATTTCTCGCTCAGGACATACGTCCCCACCCTGTCCGTATCGGCGGCGGTAGCCTTGTCGTATATCTTGACTTTGGCATACAGGTAGAATGACTTTGACGTGTAGTCCGCATCAAGCGTAAGGTTGGGGTTTGGATATTCTTTAATCCTCCAGATATAATAGTCTGAAGCCGTCCTTGCGGATGCCGGAGTGATGTCGTCTATACCCTCGGTGGTATGCTGAAGGTACGCCTCATTGCATATCATCGTCTTCGTGTCCCTGTCGAAACGGACAGGGTAGTCCGCGGCAGGGGAAATGTCGTTGAAGCCCTTGACGAAAACGAACTGGAGGTTCCTGCTGCCGACAAGAAGCGACATCGCCTGGACACTTACAGGCGTAATCCCTTCAGAGAAGCCGTCAACGGCACCGCTCAGTTTCTCGATCATCTCTTCCGCCTGCGAGAAAGACCTTTTCGAGTATGCCCCTACATTCTGTGCCGTCTCGTTTGCGGAATAGGCGCTGTTCTGCGCCTGACGTGCGAGTCCTCCAAGCAGCACCACCTTAGACGAGAGGTTGTCTATCGCTCCCGTCACGGCCTCCTTGTACGACACGCCCTTCTTCTCCCTCAATGTGACCTTATATGTAGGTATGGCCTCATCCGCCTCTTCTATCGTGAGAGTGTCTATAAGCACGTATTCGTTTCCGACGCCAATGAGATCCTCGTCGGACACGCACATATACATTCCCTCTTTCAGTACCCTGCCGGACCTGGCCATCACTTTAGCATCGATTTCCGGCTCATAATACGACTGGCCTCTGCTCACGTTGGCATACATTTCCTCCGCAAGCGACAGCAGCCTCTCGGACGCCACGTTGATATACAGCTCCGGCATCATGATGTCGAGGATGACGAACCTGTCACCAGAAGAAATCTGATACGCGCTGTTCGGGAAATAAGTGTTCAGGCTCTCGTCAAGGGTGCGCTTGACCGTCAGTTCCCAAGTGTCTGTCCCTTTCTTGTATTTGCATCCGGTCACGGTGAAGTCACGTCCTCCGCACATTCCGGTCTTCATGGAGATCGTCGCAATTCCGTTGCCGGTCGCCTGGCGCTTGCTCAAGTCGAATCCTATCTGAGGGATGCGCATCTTGAACGTGGAGACCATATACTCCTTGTAGCCGACGGCCAAAGAACCTGCCGTCTGCTTGTATCCGTCATCCGTAAACGGCTTTCCTGACGTGTAACCGTACTTCACCTTAAGGAACAGTTTCAATCCCTTGAACGTGTTCTGCCCTGAATTTGCTATGATTGAAGGTATCCGGACTTCAGTCTGGTACAATGAGCCGTCACCATATCCTGCGATTATGTCATAGTCCTCTTCCGTCAAGTCTGCACTATACAGCTCGGACAAGTTCGTCTCGTCATCCAGATAAGATGACAGGACCACACTCAGGCTTACGTTCCTCGGCCTCGAGACCGTCTGGAGAACGACCACTGATTCCGTCTTGACGGAAACGCTTCCGCGACAGGCATCACTGCCCAGCACTTCATTGAATACGGTTATCGAATAGTCGCTCTTGCCTATGGTTACAGGCGATACGGCAGGAAGATTCTTGTCTATAACGGTGTTGAAATTGGCACCGGCATCGCCGGAAATGACACCCGAATCGGCAATCCTCTGGACGTCTCTGATTTCATCGAGACGTGTCGTAGGACTATAAATCGCCAAATCAGGCACATATTCATTGTCCTTCGCCTCGTGCTTGGCGGTTATCAGCTCTTCAACCGTAAAGTTCTCTATGGACGGATAGACCTCATCATTGTCGTTTCCGTCGAAATACACCCTCTTGGGGATGAAGCCGTACTTCGACACGGCATCCGCCTTCTCAATGTATGCCAGTCGTGCATCCGGTTTCTGGCTGCCATCGGCCAGACTCTTTCCCCAAGTCCTGACAGGCAGCATAAGGTTCGCTATGTCAACGCTCTCTGCGTTGCATATATCAAGGCTGTTGTAGTACCTGTTGATGAGGTTTCTCTCGGAGCCGTACACGTACAGCCTTGTAGCCATTTCATCATTGTTGGTGTAGGACTTCTTGATTGCGGTCAAGCCGTTCCCTCTTCCATACAGGAACGGAGACGTGGAGTTCGCTTCCGCCCTGACATTCGGGCGGCCTACGGTTATCACATCCTTCTGCCGCCTCGTATCGTAGGTGTGCACCCATCCTATGGTCTCCCACGTGTTGTAGATATTGGACAGCGCGTCAAGGCAGGAGCCTGTGATGCTGAACTCCTTAGCCTCGTGGAGCTGCGCGTACAGCTCCGGTGCTGATGCTTCCGTGATGCCGTCCATGACCTCGATGACCCAAGCATCGGGATATGCCGCCTCCATACACTGCTGTATGCGCGACACGACGCCATACACATCCTCGTAAGTGGTGAGGTTGCCCCTCGTCGAGAAATGTATGCCGTTGTCGGTACGGACAAAGTCGTGGAAGATTGCACGCTCAAGCATCTTCGTGGCGGCATAGAACTGTACGTTCTCATAGACGAAGGCGTTGGCCACGGAACCTCTCCGCGCCTGTTTCTTCGGCTGGGGAAGAGTGTAGAGCCTGTATCGCAATCCGGTACGGCTATAATCAACATAGTCTCCTATTTCCCAAGATATAGGCTCCGAAGAGACTATTTCCGCGAACTCGACATACGAAGGCTTCAGGTAAGTCCCGTTGTATTTGAGCTTGCCTGAATAACGTATGGACTTGCCGTCCTTTGAGTATATTGCGAATCTCGCCATGTCATACTTCTATTTCGAGTGAGACTATACCTGTGATTTCATCTATCGAGCCTCCCGTGATGTTCACCTTGTCGGAATCGTAGGAGATTGTGACGCCTCCGTTCTCGTCCCTCTCAAGCGTTATGTCCGGAACGGAAATCAGCTTGCTCCCCACGAGCCGCATCCTCGTTACCGGGTCGTTCACCTTGAACTCCACCTCAAGCTGCATCGTGGCCCAGTTGTCGCGGGCCTTGTACACGATGGAATCGTTCTTGCACCCAGCGTACCTTACGGACTTGTAGCCTATTCCCGTGTAAGAATCGAAGACCCTGAACTCCCCGGACGCAATCTTCTCGAAGAACTTGCGCACCTGCTCGTTAAGCACCGCCTCGGCGGTGAATCCCATGATGGGGTCAGCGAAAGCCTTCACGTAGAACTGGATCGAGAACGTGAGCGATTCATAGTATAGATTGTCGCAATACTCGTCATCTCCGTTCTCGTCCAAGAACTCATTCTTGTATGGGTCCTTGGGTGAAGGAAGCATCGGAACGGGATTGGTCTTTGCGACAAGACCCCAGGCAGATGCCGTGTCTATCGCCGTGGCGTCGGCCTCAGTCTGAATGTAAAAAGGCTTGTAGCCCAATATGTCCGGTACATAAGGTTTCATACGCCCAAATATACCACACAAAGGTCACTACAAGCCATCTACGATTGCAGATGATTGCACTACATATAGACTGCAAAGGCCGCGCTTCCGCCTTGCGTCGTTATGACGCTTCTGAGCTGCTTGAGGATTTCTGCGGTGCTTACCGACATGTTCGCCGTGTGGGCCTCAATCCTCGCAAGGTAGTCGCCGAGCGTAGGAGACTTCGGCAGGGCCTCGAGCAGGGACGACAGCGATGCCTGCATTCCCGCCTGCATCGAGCGTATCTGCGACACGTCAGACCGTATTGCGTTGATGTAGGACGCGAGGAGGTTCGCGGTGTCCTCCGTTATGGATTTTATTCCGTTCGCCAGTGATGCGCCGGACGCCGTAGGGTCGAACCCTTCGTTCTTCATCCATTCAATCCAACTCTCCGCGCTCTCCTGGAGCATAGGGACAAGGTTCATCAGGCCGCCGTACATGTTCTTCGTGATTTCACGGATTTTCTCTTGAGTAGTTTTAATGTCGTCACTCTTGTACGCTTCCTGCAAAGGCTTGCGGTAAGTCTCCAGATACTCCGTCATCAGCATCTCCTGCATCAGTTCCTTGCCGAGCTGGAGTATCGTCTCCGAACCTTTCTGCCTGAAAGCATCCCACGCATCGCTTCCGTTCAGGACGGAATCGTATATGATGTCCGTCAGTTCCGAAGCCATGTCGCCGAACGTATTTTCTATCTGCTCGTCAATAGCCTTCATCGCATCGTCATAGGCGTTCTTCAGGTCAATGGCATACTGAATCTGCTTTTTCTGTTCATCCGTGAGCTGCTTGCTGGTATTCAGGAAAGCCGTAGCGTTCTCGACATTGAATGCCCCGTTCTCATCCCAAAGGTCCGGTGCAAGGTCTTTCAGCGCCGTGTACTTGTCCTGTGCGCCCCAGAACTTCTGCCATCCGTTCTTGGATGAAGTCTTGACCATCATCCCCTGAAGCTTGTTGTAGCCGTTCAGGTACGCCCGCATCGCCGCTTTGGATTTCTGCGTCTCTTCCCCCCATACTCCATATCCGGCAGAAAGACCAGGAACGAAGACCTGCAATCCTATGCTCCTGCGCTTCATTTCCTTTTCCGGCTTTTCCATCTGCTCTGAAACGTACCTGCTGTACTCCTTGATGGCGTCTTTGCTCTTCTTATAGGCATCCATAGTCTTTTCTATGGACTTCTCCCCGAAAGGAGAGGAGTAATCGCTGTCCTTGAGCGCGAGGCGGTTCAATGTTAATTGCCTGCGGTATTCCTCCATCGTCTGCCTCAACTGCTCCGCGTAAGCCTTCGCCTGCATGATACCAGACACCGTCTGCTCTATCATATCCGAAACGCCTGAGACAATAGCCCCGATCCATCCTCCCTGCTCGAACCCTTCCGCTGCCGCACCGAGGTTCTGGGCGAAAGCGGACATTTCATCCGCCATATCCCCGAGTTTCGTGTTGCCTGTAGCCTCGGCGAACTCCTTCATATAGCCCGCTGCGGTCTTGGTCGCCTTTGCGATGCCCTCCATCCACGCGGCAGGAGACTTCAACTGCCGTTTGAAGAGTTCGGTCTGTGAAACAAGACTTTTTTCATCCGCCGAGGTGTCCAGACCGAGAGACTTCTTGTACTCTATGGTGTTCTTGAGTTCCCTTATCCTGTTGAACGTGCCCTCAATGTCGCTCAGGCTCGCAGTGTAGGCATTGGCTTTCGCGCTAATATCCTGAAACATCGCCCCGAGGATGTCCTGTTTCTTCGCGTCAATCGACTGCCGGATGAAATCCAAAACAGGCTGGACGTTCACTCCGAGTTCCTTGGCCCTGCGTACCACATCTTCGGGAATCAGATTGTCGGAATCAATGCCGTTCAGTTTGTCGAGCATTTCCTGAAGTTGCCCGAAAGACTTGTCCTTCATGTCATTCATATTGATGCCCCGGCTCGTGAAGAACGTGTCGAGATACGACTTGCCAAGAGACTGCAATGACTGCTGAGCCACATCCGCGTTCGCCTGCTTCGCCGCCTGCGCCCACCTATCGATTGCGTCAAGCCCGTCATCGGAGTACTGCATCCAAGCATCATGTCCCATCTGCTCTATGGCGGCCGCCTCCGATTCCGAAAGGTTCGTCAGAGCCTTGTCAACCGACTTGGAACTCCTGAAATTAGACGTGCTCAGTCTGTTCAGCACCCTCTGCACCCTCGCGCCGAAACTGTCGGCACTTGATTCTGGAGTATTCTCGTTAATCTCATTGTAGAAACTGAGCCAATCCCGCATCGCTTTGGATGATGCCTTGAATGCCTCCGTGAAGCTGTCAAGCTTGTCTTTCCTCAAAGCCGCGTCAGCCGACCTTGCGACGGACGAACTCGCGCCCTCAAGTTGGGACTTTAGGCTCTCCAGAGTCTTGTCGAAGTCAAAAGTCCTGTAAAGGTCCTTCCTGTTGTCTGGATACGTCTCGTCGAACTTCTCACGGATGGTCTTGTCGCTTATTCCTGCATCTTTCATCTTGGAATACTGCGCCGACATCTCCTTGACGAACCTTATCCTGTCCTCAAGTTCTTTCTCAAGTGCGGTTTTCGCTTTCTTTCTCGTTGTCCGCTGCTTCGTCTGCTCAATAGAGACCTTGCCGCCGAATGCCTCCGAGAAAATCTGTTCAATGACCTTGTTCTGAGCCTTGATGTTCTCAACGACCTTACTGCCTTCCTCCAGTCCTCCAGCATCCTCAAGTTTCTTCTTGTTCTCAGCATAGATTTTACGTATGTCGTCAATGTATGTCCAATAATCCTTGCCTCCGGGACTCAAAGACTGCAAGCCCAATACGCCTTTATGTTTCGCCAAGACGTCTTTCACACGCTTTTCGTAGTCTGACAGTACGGGCTCCGCCTTCTTCTTTTGTGGGTTATAGACAAAATCTATCTCACTTTCAAGGGTTTCGCGCAGACTATTGGCCTCCTCTTTGGTTTCGGCAATGGAATTGCGCAAGTCGTCAAAGACATTCTGCGTCTCTCCTGAAATTGGCAGGAAAACATTGCGCCTGTCATACCAAAATTTTGTAACCTCAGACAAATCCGACTTGCCGATGTCTCCCTTCACATAATCCTGCAACTCGGCCTTGACTCCTTTGACCAATCCTTCCGTATTTGAAGCGAATCTGGAGTAAATCTCCTGCATCTTTTCCGTCTGAGCCTTTGCTATGTTCGACAGGCCCTCCGACATCGCCTTCTCTTTCTCGGCATTCATAACGGATTCCTTGAGCCTGTCATAGACGTCCGCAAGATTGCCGACGGCAAGTGCTTCCTTGTCAATATCCGTCAGGTGTTGACCGTAAGTGTCTATCAGCCTCTTTCTCGCGTCCTCATACTCTTCAGTCCCGACAGTGGCATTCTTCAGACGCCGCCAGAGGTAATCAAGATTGGATATTTCGCCGCTTGAACTTGCCCTGAAGTCCTCTATCGTCTTGTTGACGGACTTCTGAGCCTTTTCCATGTCGCTCTCCGCAGTCACTACTCGGTATATGGCATAGCCGGCAGCCACGGCAGCGGCAGCCATCAGAGCATACGGATTGCTCATAATTGCCAGCTTTATGTTGCGGAGACCTTTAAGCAGCGCGATGTTCGTCTTGACGAATCCCTTCGTCGCCAACGATGTGGCATATACTGCAAGTTTATATACTCCATACGTGGCCGCAAGCGCTATCAAATCTGCACCAATCTGCTCATAGTTGTTCATCATCTTCGTCAGGAGATTCACGGCACCCTTGAGCACACCGCTCTGAGCATTGCCCATGCTCGACAGCATAATCTGATAGGAATCCCGCAAGTTGCTTATCTTTCCGGCCAATGTCTCGGCCAGTACCTCCTGCATCTGGTAGAACTTGCCGCCCTCGCTCGTCATGTCCTTGAAAGCCTTCTCCACCATCTCGAAAGGCACCTGTCTCGCGGAAATCTTGTCGAACACCTCGCCGACGGACACGGCACGGCCTTCCAGTTCCTCGAACTGCTTCGCAAGCTCGTCGAGGATAGGAATCCCGGCCTCAGTGAGTTGTCGCACCTCCTGTCCTCGCAAGAAAGAAGCCGACCTTATCTGTCCATAGGCAAGTATGATTCTTCCCATATCGACGCCAAGTCCGGCAGACACGTCAGCAAGCATCTTCGTAGTGTCGTAGAGTTTATCCATCGGCACGGAGAATGCGCTCAACTGCTTGGCGTATTTCGTCAGGTCGAGGAAAGAAAAAGGAGAAACGACAGCCAGTTGCTTGATTCTCTCGAAGAGAGCATCCGCTCCTGCCGAATCCTGAAGGATTGCCCTCAATGCCACCTGCTGTTTCTCGAACTCGCCAGTAATCCGCACCAGTTCGGAAACGAACCGTCTTGCGCCTTCAATGGAGAAATACGCGGCGGCAGCACCCTTCAGGGACCGCAGCAGCGTGTTTTGCGTCTTTGCCGTGCTGTTCAGTCTCTTGGCGCTGGCGGCCTGCCTCTCTATCGAATCCGCTATGGCGCTGTTCGCCGCTTTCACTTTCCTTGTCGCATCGGCCACGGATTTCGCCGCGTCAGCCACTTTCTTTGTGGATGTCGCCACCGCTCCCGTCGCGGATGCAACCTTTCCCTGCAAGTCAAGCAGCCTTGAGACCTCAGTGTTCAGCATCTTTGCGAGTTGGAGGTCCTTCTTTATCTGCTTGTCAAAGTTCTTGTCATCCAAGATTACTTTGAAGTTAAGATTGTCAAGGTTTCCCATTGTTGTAGTTGTTTAGTCATTGTCCTTTTTAAATAGTTCGTCAAGCGTCACCCCCTTCTTCCTCGCGTGTCTCTCCCTTGCCCTGCGGTTGGCCTCAAGCTGCTTCTGCACCACGTCGTCAGTCACGACCGTCCCTTTCTTCTGTCCGTGCTTCCCATACAGCGTATGAGGCAGGTCGCTCTGCATAAGTTCAATCTGAGGAAGCGTCAGCTCACATCTGTATCCCCAGCTGCGAACTGAAATCAGTCCGAAGAGGAACCGTCTTGTCCTTCCGTACTCGGGGAACTTTTCGACAAAAGCTGCTTCACGGCCAAAAGCCGTTCTGCTTGGTACTGCTCTGCTTCCTTCTTCGTCAGATTCATCCAGTCCGTCCTCATATCCACTGAGAATACCATATTTGTCCAGTGTGCCGTAAGCGGAATTTTTTTTTTACCTTCAGTGATTATGGGGAGCATCTGCTCCTCGGTGTAACCGCGCCACTTCGCCCATATCCGCCACATCACCGGATACAGCAGCCGTATCTTCCAATAACTGTTCAGCACGAACAGCACCGCCTGCTTCACCGAGAAATAAGGGTCTATGCACATGCTCTTCAGCGTGTCGGACGACTTCTCCGTTATGTTGGCGTCGCGCTCCTGCCAGAGAAGTGTGAGACGCTCCAAAGTATAAGGTTTCAATCCCGAGAGCCGCACCTTCCTCTTTGTCCCCGGAATCGTGATTTCTGTAGGGATGTCCAGCACGTCTGCCAGATACTCCTTTCTTGCCGTCTTGTCTGGTTGTTCCATATTCTACGTCATTGTCATTAACTGAAAAAGGGGCGGGACTGACCCGCCCCTCATTAGCGAGGATCCGTACAAACCCGTCCTATTCTCCAGCCGAAGCCTTGAGAACTGCGAACTTGCCGCCCTTCGGATTGACGAGGACGTATCCTGTCATCTTCAGGTAAGCCGGGGTGTCCATATCGTCGATGGCAGGCGGATTCACGGCAAGCTTCACGCGTGCGAGTGCGATCGCCGTCTGCTTTGACTCGGATGTGAGAAGCATTGAGACCTCGACGAATTTCGCCTTGCCGTAGCCCTTTCCGGTGTACTTGGCATCGTCAGGGCCGATAACCTCTGTGCCGGTAGAGATAGCCTCGCCTTCCTCGAAGAAGTATGAAAGGACTTCCGCAGCGATGGTAGGGATGTTGCCGTTCACCTGCCAGTTGCCCTCGTTCATGTCGAAGTCGATGGTCTCATCGAGCTGGTCAATCTTGATAGGATTGGTCTCAGCATCCTCCGGGGAAAGAGTGAGGGAACCTGCAAGGGTGTAAAGCTGGTTTGAGTCCTTGAATGTCATTGAAGCGAAATTTACACCTCCCGCTACATACGGAATGATGCTTACAGTTGCGGAACCTTTGTGCAGGTCCTCAAGCATTGCTTTAGTTAGTGTTGCAGCAGCCATAGTTATGATATTTTTAGTATTGTTTTTATTTGGATGATTCGCGCGTGGAATCCGAAATCGTCAGCCACGTCGCCTACAGTCACAGGTACACCGCTGAGGATGTATCTGCCGTCAGCAGCCGGGAATCCGGCTATCAGCCTCTTGTACATCACGGAGAGTTTCTTCCCGTTCTTGCGATTGGAGATGTCCCTTGCGAACAGGTGGAATGCCAACGTGCATTCCCCGTAAGCCGACACATCGCCTACACCGCCGGACACCTTTGCGACAACGAAGTCACTACAGGAATTGTCGAGAGATTTGGGCCTGTCAGAAAACACGTTTTTGGAGACTTTGAGAACGTCCCTGACGTAATCAGCCAGCCACGACTCAATCTCGGTTATGTCAAAGTCGTTCGTCATAAAATCTTGTTAACAAAAAAGTTACTGAAGTTGTCTCTCACGAAATTCTCTGTCGAGTTGAGTATGGCGGTCTCGTAATCGACTGAATAGTAGGTGGTCTTGTCTCCCATCCCCGCCATCAGGATTCCGTACCAGCCATTCTTCCGGGATGCCCCGACTATCTTCTTTAACTGCCTCTCCGCCACACCGTCCTTCCCGGACGGCGCCTTGACGTCCATTGCGACGATTTCGGCGTCGTGGACAACGGCCCAACCGTAGTTGTCACCCAACTGAATGTGCTGCTGGTGCTTCTCGTCATGTGCGTTCAGCGCCCACTCCATAGCCCTTTTCAGGACTTCCTCCATAGCATGGCGAGCGCAGTTGTCCTTTGCTTTCGCCAGCCTGTCGAAGGCTTTCAGTATCGTGGTCTCGTTGTCCATCAGTTCTTGATTTCGTCAACCCAGATGTTCGACCCCAGATTGTACGTGGTCTGCTTGACTACCGTCACCCTGTATGTCCTGCTGTAGTCCGTCAGTTCGAGAACTGTCCCTGTCGGCATCTGCGTGAAGAACATCGGGCAGGCAATCTTGGAGTCACACACAATCACGTCTCCTGACGTCTTGGCGTTTCCGGTGGAAGTCCTGTATCCGAATCTCAGGGAGGTCTTGACCTCCGTAAGGAAGTTTCCGTCAGCATCCTTCTGCGGTATGTTGTCGCGTATGACCGCGCAGACTATTTCCGCATCGGACTCTATCGGGTTCCCGTCCTCATCGGTAATCGGCTCTCCGTGGGAATCGGTCTTCTGGACTATCATCCGTAACGTATGTGGGAATCTCGGGTTTATCATCAGTAAAGAGAGTTCATCGTTATCCTTGTCGCATTGGCGGTATCTGCCTTCGCATCCGCCCATTTCAAATAGATTCTGGCGGCAGCCTCACGCATCGCAGACCTGTCAACAACGTTCTTGTTGGACTTCTGGTGCTGCCAGCCGCCGTCAGATTCGTATTCTCCCTGAGTGGTGGTAGAGGAAGATGCGGCATACATCAACAGGTCGGCATAGCACAGTTCCCTGTCGCGCACGGACACGTCAGACGCGGCCGTACTCTTGTCGAGCATCCTGTCGAAACAGACTGCCTCGATGGCGGAATCGGGAAAATCGTAGTCGATCTTGCCCCTGAGCCAAGTCTCTATCGTGTACACCGTCTTCTCCATATTCTGACCTCCTATGCCTCGTTAGGGAAGAGATAGAACATGTACTGAGGCACGTTAGGTACCACCAGCGATGTCATCTCAGTATGGAAGCCCTGGCACTTGGTGACGGCGTCCCTTGCGACGGTGAGCATGAGCCTTCCGTCGTAGAAAGTCGAAATGAGTGCGGAGTTGTCCTGAGTGACAATCGGCATTACGGTAAGCACCTCACCGATGTTTCCGTCCGGAACGAACACGATTACGTCAGGCTCGAATGAGGCTACGTTAGTGGCCTCCATCCTCTTCGATGTCGTATTGTAGGCCAGAACCCTTGAGATGGAGTCGATGGTCTTTATCTTGACGCCGAAGAGGTCCTCCAGAGCGGCCAGCTTCTGGGAGTATGGGAGAACTGACGCGGCACCTGAAGCCTGCTCCACGGATGATGTCGGCCAAAGACCGAATCCGATGTGCTGGTTGACCTTTGAATGCCTCAGAAGTCTTCTGAAGTACGCGAGGTTAATCTCGAGGTGGCCCTTGATGCCTTTGTCGAGGATAGGCTGCAACCAGTCGATGACTGACTGCACAGGGTCCGACTTGGTCCCCTCTACTGCGTATGTCTTGTCCTTCCAGAACTTCGCGTCACCGCTGAGGGTGGTGAAGTTCTTGACAGGCACGTTGGCGCTGAATGTCACGCCCTGAAGCGTACCGTCAGGGTTGTTCTTCTTGTCAAGGGTAAGCTTGCCTCTTGACACCATCTGTTGACGCTGATAGGTCAGGGAGTTTGTGTGCCTGCCAATGAGCTCGTCCACGACGTCGAACAGCTTCTGTCCTGCCTGTGTAGGAATCTTGTCGGCTGCAAGCATCTTCTCAAGAATGAGCTGCTTGCGGACCTTGTCCTCGTTGAAGTAAATCACCTCCTTCATCCTCGGAATCTTGCCCGTCTTGAGCGCGATTTCCTGCTCCGCTTTCGGAATGGCAGGGGAATCGACGTCATAGTAGCTTGCCATAGGGGTGATTCCGAGTTCCTTCTGCAACTGCTCGTAGGTGTAGTCGAGCTGCATGTCGGAAGCGAACGAGAAGCCGTCAAGCTGAAGCTCGTTGTATTTGAGCGCCATTGTGTTGTCCAAGAATGCCTGAAGCCTCTTGGATGTCACGTCACCGCCGAATGCACGGGATACAAGGTCGTAGAATTGTGGTGTATAGTTATCCATAATCTTCTGATTTTTAATGGTTAGTTATTGACCTGAAGGACACCCGGAACCGCTGCGGCCATCTGGGCCTTGACGTCTGCACTCGGAGTGCGGTCCACCAACAGGCCCTCGCCGTGGAACTGGACTGCCGCGCCGGTCGCCGCTGCGGTCTCGTCAGCAACGTCGATGTCGCCAATCCAAATGTCATTGTAGAGGTACGCGTTAGGAGCAAGTGCGCCTGTAGAGGAGAACGATACCACGACAGCATCTCCGGCGGCAACCGTCAGAGTGGTGGAAATCTCCAGTTTTGAAGGGTCTGAGGCGCTTTTCTCCACGGCAGTGATTGCCGTCGCAGCGCCGTTCTTCGCGAATGTCGCGCCGACCTTCTGGATGTAGCATGTGGTGTCAGGGACGATTCCGTAGTTGCCCGGATCCACTGTCACCTTGCCGGTCTCGAAGGCTGTGACCTTCATCACAAGGAAAGGCGTAAGCACCTTGTCGTTGATGTTCACAGGCATTCCTGCCTGATAGAGGGCATTGGACTTGAGATATGCCTTTGGCAGCACTCCGCCCACAGGAACGGGATGCACGTTGCCAATCCATACAGGGATGTGGAGTTGTCCAAATCCAGCAGTCTTGCCTCCGTAAGAATTAAAAGAACTTTTCATTGCTTTTTGGTTTTTTAATGGTTGTTTCCTTCGTTCGGCAGTTTTCCGCTTTTGACCAGAGCGTCAATCAGCGCCTTGTCGGGATTGTCCCCTTCTGCGCCCGTACCGCCTCCGGCAGGTGGCATCGGACCGTCGCCGTAGAACTGCTTGTAGGTAGTGTCGTACTCCTTCTTCAGTCTCTCTGCGGCACTCTCGTCCGTCTCGTCATCGCTGATGGCCGCACCCTTGAGCACAAGCCCGAGAATGTTCTCGTTCTTCGAGCCGCCGGATACCAGTTTCTCCTTGATTGAGGCTATCCTCGCGTCGTGCTTGACCTGCTCGTCCCTCTCCTTAATCCTGTTCTCCATCGCCTCGATTTTGGCGATGAGAGCAGCCATGTCGGCATCCTTCCCGCCAGGCTTATCCTCTTTTTCCTGTTCATCGTTTTTCTGCCTTTTCAGCTCATCCAGTTCCTTGGTAATCTGTGCGTTCTTGCCGCGCAGACTGTCAGTTTCGCCCTGAATGGCCTTTACGAGTGCTGATATTTCCGGAGCCGCGACAGCAGCGGTAATATCCTCCTCTTTTGTGACGGTTTTTTCCAGAATGGAGGCAACCCCGCCAAAAGCCTTGTCACTCAACCCCAGGTTCGCATATGTGGTTTTGAGAGCCGCGATAATCTTGTCTTTCATTGAACAATCTTTTTTCGTTTTCGAGACAAATATATCCGAATGAGCATATATAAAAATACTTATGATTGCGTATGAGTGCAATCAAATGTATTCTTATATATTCTTATGCCCTAATTTTGCCTATATGAGCACGATGAGAGAAATAGAACGGGGACTTGACCCCGTATTCGCGAGCGTAGGGCAGAGAGTTTTCACCAACTCGTATGTCGAGGAACTGCGTCAGGAGAACCTTGACATCAAGAGAGGCAGGAGAAAGCGGTCGAAGACCGGAACCCTCAACAACCTGATACCGCAGAAGGGCTTTCAGGAGCAGGTGCTTCTCTGCGATGCCGACATCAAGATAATCGGAGGAAGAAGGGGAGGAGGAAAGACGTGGGTCGCCCTCTACGAGGCGCTGAACTACATAGACAACCCCGGAGTGAACATGTACGGCTTCAGGAAATATCTTGACGACATTCGGCGAGGCATCTGGAGGTCGTCAAAGGAACTGTACACCGACTTCGCGATACCTACGGACACATCCTTCGAGTGGCGGTTCCTCGGCGGAAAGGGCGCGACAATGACGATGGAGCACCTTCAGGACCTCAAGAAGGTGTCAGACCGATTCAGGGGCGTCGAGATGGCCTACATCCTCATAGAGGAGCTTGCGGAGCACACGAGGGACAACATGAACGTGCTGTTCGACCTTCTTACGTCAAACCGCTCCACCGCAGGCGTGAAACCGCGCTGCGTCTGCACGTGCAACCCTGTAGGAAAGAGCAATTCGCTGAGGAAGTTCCTCGACTGGTACATCGACCCTGAAACCGACAGGGTGATTCCGGAAAGGAGCGGAAAGGTCCGCTATTTCTTCAAGTACGGGGATTCGGAGACGGAAATCGCGTGGGGAAACACCAAAGAGGAAGTCTATAACAACCCCAACGCGAGAGGAAGGCTCGACGAGCTGCATATCAGCACGGGCGTAGATTGGCAGGAACTCATCACCTCGCTCGTGTTCATCGAGGGAGAATATCAGGACAACCAGATCCTCAAGGCGGCAGACCCGAAGTATATGAGCAGAATATCCGCAAGAGGCGGAAAGAGCACCACGAACGACATCGTGGGCATCTGGCGCGACATCGACTCGGGAACCGGTTGTGTCTCCATTGATGATATGGAGGCATTCTTCGAGAATACGGAAAGGCGTGACGGATTCATGAGGGCCTCCGCCGACGTGGCCCTCACGGGGGGTCGGAAGGCGCCGACTTGTTGTTGAATCCGACGGCATACGGCAGCGGTCCGGACAGCCACAGTCCGAGTCCGTTCGCGTCGTAGGTGAAGTTCTCCTCCCTGACGCCGTTCTTCGCGAGGAATCCCTTCACCATCGGGATGGTCTCGTCCGATGGTACGCCGAAGAAGGCCTCAAGGTCGCATATATGCTTCCCGTCGAAAGCCCACAGGACGAAGAAGTCCGCCGACAGGCTCATGGAGGAACGGCTCATCCTCAAGCGCAAGGACAGCGACACCGGACGCTTCGAGATCATCTCCAAGCAGCAGATGAAGGAAGAGATTGGGCACTCCCCGGACTTCGTGGAGGGGCTGTTCATGGTGATGCCCCTTTTCGACAGCAACAAATCAATGACGAGAACAGGTTTTGACTTAATATAAAAATGAAGATATGTACAAAGTAACAATCTCAACAATGAAGCCGGACGCCATAATGAGGAAACCCGCATTCAAACGGCTCCGCCCGAAAGAGACGATGGCAGAGGCCAACGCCAAGATGCCGATAGGGAACAGGACCTCCCTCGATTCGACCGTCTCTGAACCACTCATCTATGATGTCTATTCGCAGGCGGATTTCCTGCGCGAGTTCGACATCAACTCCCACAAAATCAACTCCATAAAGTATTATCCCGACATCCTCAACGAGAAGGCCGGACACAAGATCACCCAGAAGATACGTTCGAGGACAGCGATAGGCTTCCAGCAGATAATCTTCACCAAGAGGCTCACCGCGCTGATAGGGAACAACGTCAGCATGAGGCTCATAAAGAGCGGTTCGTCAGACAGGCGGCAGCAGGATACGCTCGCGATGTTCCGCGAGGGATGGGAGGAGAAGAACATGGAGGTCGCGATGCACGAGACTCTGAGTTCCGACGGAAAGACCGGAGACTGCGCCGTGTGCTTCTACCTGTCGGACAGGAAACTCGGATGGCGCACATTCTCCTATGAGAACGGAGACATCCTGTATCCCCACTTCGACCCGATGACGGGGGAGCTCGCCCTGTTCGGGAGGCTGTACTCGATGCCGGATGACAACGGAAACCTCACGGACTACCTTGACGTGTATGACAGGACATCATACATGAGGTACAGGAAATCAAAAGCATTCGGATGGAAGGTGGACGTGGAGCCGGTGCTGCACGGATACCAGGAGTGCCCCGTAGCCTATCACAGGAACGGAAACCCGTTCTGGTACCAGTCGCAGGACCTCATAGACAGTTACGAGGTCGCGCTTTCGCAGTTCTGCGAGAACAACGCGGCCTATGCCCTCAGAATCCTCTACGCGCTCGGGCAGTCGATGGAGGTCAAGGCGAGCCTCGACGGGACGCCGCAGAGGATTGATTCCCCAGACCCCAACGCGAAGATAGGATTCCTTGAACCTGCTGACGCGTCGAACTCCTTCGTAACGCAGCTGAAGACGATGGAGAAGGACATAATGCGGGCATCATTCGTCGTGGACACTCCGGAAATCAAATCGGGGGCCGACATGTCGTCACTGACGGTGAAGATGCTCTTTGCCGACACGTACCTCAAGGCCCTCGAGGACTCGCAGAACTACCAGATGTTTCTCGCCCGCACCATAAGGCTCTTCAAGTACGGATACGGCATAGAGACCGGCAAGGTGTCGGACATGGAGGCTTTCAGGGTGAAGGCGGAGTTCTCCCCGTTCATATTCATGTCGGAAACGGAGACGGTGAACTCAATCGTGCAGCTCGTAGGCTCAGGAGTGCTCTCGAAGCAGACGGCCTCGGAGATAGCCTATGAATCAGGCTACGGAACGGCTGACGAATGGGACAGGATAATAAACGAGGCGCACGAGGAATACGCCGCGGCGCAGAACCAGGCGCAGAGCCTCGACGTGGTGAACAACGCAAGAAGCGGAGGCGGAAATGCGCAGTCTTGACGAACTCGTGCGTATGATGTCCAAATGCCGCAGCGACGCCGAAACGGAACTGCGGAAGAAGATAGACGTCATACTCGCAATCTGCGAGCCGTACAGGCACTACGGCTACGCCTTCACGTTCGACGTCAGCGGCGACCTCGGGAATGACGTGAACAAGATACTCGTCCTGCTGTCTGACGCGCTCCTCGAGGACTTCAGGACAAGGGCCGAGGGCCTCACGCAGTCGGAAGACGACAGGGCAGTGCTGTACGCCATAGGCGACAGGAACGGAATGACGGCGCAGCAGAGGCTCGACAGGCACTGCTCGCACCTGCGCCACATCCTTGAGGGGTGGCTGGCGATTTCCTTCGTGCTGGGATGGGACAGGCAGAAGACCAAGGCGAAGATAATGCGCTACGTCAACAACCCTTTCGGCATCCCCGAATGGGCCGAAGCCCTTGCGGATTCGAGGTACGAGGCGTCAATCCTCGCAAGCGGGGACCTCAACAGGCGGCAGGGGCTGATGAACTCCATCCTTGCGGCGATAGCGCTCGTGGGAGAAGGCATCATCAACGACACGTACTGCTATGACGCCATAACTGAAATGGCAAAGGCAGGCGTCGAGAGGTACGGAGTCAGAAGAGCCTCCGGTTACCCCTGCAACGCCTGCGACGAAGTGTGCAAGCACACCTATCCGATTACCCAGATAGTCGTCCCCGTGCATCCGAGATGCGTATGCCAGACGTTCCCCGTCTATTCAGAGGACGATGACTGAGCGGCATCCTTCGCCGCCGCCTCATAACCCTCGTGGAGCTCCTTCTGCTCTGCGAGGATTTTTTTGTCCTCCTCGTCAGTCACGTCCTTCGAGCCGTACAGGTCCTCCCTGTGGCGCTCTACGCAGGCGTTTACTGCATTTATGACGTCAGTGATGAACTGCACGTCAGGAACAATGACAAACGCGGAATACATCGCGCTTATCCACGCCGTGAGGAACTTTTCGTTCTCCTTCTTCAGCATCAGCCCCATCATCTGCCCTATGAGGGTCTCTTTCCTGAACCTGAAGTTCATGGCGCTGTTGATGTCCTGGACCTTGTAGTGGTTCTCCTCCTCTGTCACGACGAAGTTGCCCACTCTCGTGTCCCTCTTGTCAAGATACAATTTTCCCTTTTTCGTTCTCATTTTTTTACCTCCTGTATAAATAGAAATATCTTTCGTCTCCTCTGCCGGACTTTACGCCCATGGCTGTCATCTCCCTTGTTATCGCGTCTTTCGGAATCTCCTCCCCAAGTGCCGCATATATGTCAGACATGTTCACCCTCTCGGGCTTCTGCCCCCTGTCCGCTGCCTTCGCTGACCAGCACGAACCCTCGAGCCATTCACCCACGGGGCACTCGACGGACCTCACCATCCTCTTCATGCTCCCTACGAGACCGTCAATCTTCGGGCATCGCGTGAACTCCCCGCCGTTGGCGACGAGCCTCCTCCTGCCCTCCATAATCCACAGGAACACGCCTCCAGCCTCGTTCTTCACGATCCTCGAAGCGAGTCCCCTGTCCTGCCTCTCACGCGGTATCGTGACGTCGAACCCGAAGGGCATCACCCTCCTGAAGAACGCGTCAGTCACGTCCCTGAACCTCGGAAGCTCGTTGAACGCGAATATGACGGGAGGACACTTCACCACCACTGCTCCCTTGTACAGTTCCCATCCCTGTACCTCCTGCGAACTCGCGAGGGCCTTCAGTCCGCTGTCGAACGACGCACCCCTGCGTATGTCGGGAGAGAAGTTCAGCACCTTCCCTTTGACGCTCACGAGGGACTTCTCGTTTATCAGCTGGTCAGGCGACAGGTAACTCACCCTGTCCTTCCCCAGAACGCCGTTGATGACGTCGAACACGACGCTCTTGCCGTTGCTGCCCGAGCCTATGAGCATCGCCATCTTCTCCACCGACAGCCTCCCCCTGTCAACGAAGCACATCCCGAAGAACTCCTGGAGGCAGGCCCTCTCAGAGGCGTCAGGAAGGACCTCAGAAAGGAACCTCTCCCATTCGCGGCACCTGCCGTCACCGAGAGCATACGGCATCTCATACGTCACTGCCCTCTCAGGCGTATGCCTCATCCTCACGCCGCTCTCAATGTCATACAGGCAGTCGGAAAACGAGACAGCCCCTGTGTCCTCTTCAAGGCTCTTCTCGTATATGACGCCGTAAGGCATGTCACCTATCTTGCGTATGTCCGTCGCCCCCAATCCCACTGAGGGCAGAAGGTTGGACACCACTATCTGAAGGTCCCTCAACGACAATGCACAGTACGCCCTGCCGCTCCAGCACATGAGGTCTCCGCCTATGTAGCACAACGAACTCGACGACAGCGCACCCCTCAAAACTGAGACGTAGGAGTCTATCCTGTCAGACACCGCCCTTATCCTCGAAGCCTCGGAGAACTCCGCCGACATTGAAGAGAATATCCCCCTCAACTCGCACTTTATGCTGTCAAGTACACCCCTACTCATCCTTCACCTCCACGAACCATGTGAACTTGCCGTCACTCCTGTCGAACGGACTGCACTGGTAACGGAAACACTGAACCCTCCCGCTCCTCAACGCGCAACCGCTGCAGGCCTGCAACGGCAATATAGTGGCGTCAGCCTTCACGCACTCGTAAACCTTGCCCCTGACCCTTATCCTCCCGCCAACCGGCACGAATATGTAAGGAAGCCTGTCACACCGCCCTCCGGTACCCCCACTGTCCTCCCTCCCCAAAAGACGACGCACAACTTCAATCTCCTCGGCACTGAAACTATCCCTCTCGGGATACAACCGCTTCAACAGACTATACTCTCTTTCAGTCATAACTTTATCGTTTAAAATTTGCTAACTTCATGTTTCTTCTGAATTTTCATCGCTGTAAGTGCTTGATAATCACCACCGCCGTAGAACCGCAGGTAAAACGGAAAATTTTTTCCAACTTCACTATATCCGAATAATTTTTACACTTTTGCTGCGGAACTGCGGGAAGATTGATAATCAATGAGTTACGTTGACGGTACGGAGTGACCGTAAAAAAAATAAAAAAAAATAAAAAAAATCCGTGAGAAACCCTCACGCTGCTGAGGCCCCCGCGCCCCC